AAGATAAAGAACTTCTTTCTTTTCTTCTTTACAAGATAATAAATAATTAGAGGTATTATCAAAATAACTTATAATTACAATATCTGGTAATTTAATTTGTTTTAATTTTAATTTATTCAGAGAATAAATATCTTCAATCATAAAGATAGTATTCTTCTCGGATTTCAAATAATTTATAATTGTTAAATAATAATCGATTGGATTTCCAGCTTCATTTGTTTTATATATATTGGTAATCGGTAACGATTGATAAATATTATGAATTATTGTATTTGTATTTATTTTAATGGCAAGACTATTCGCTTCACCAGAATTTAAACACGCATCAATCGCTATATTTAATAATAATAAGCTATTTCTTAACGAGGGAGGATTTATTTTTTTTCCGTTGCTTTTTTTTCCATTTATCATTGTATGTCGAAAATGTTTAGTAAATTTCCTCCCCTTATCGCTTAGAAAAAATGTAACAAATAATGTATTAAACCAACAATTTGAATGTTTTTGTGTGGGTCCAATAATAGCATTACAATTTATTTTTTGATTCATATTGGATTTCAATATTTCTTTTCCCCGTTTGCTCTTTAACGAGATACACTTATCTTTATTTAATATTTTTAGAGTTCTATTATTGGTTTGACCCATTTTTATTAATTTATTTTCTGCCCCACAACCAAAAAGTTCATTGTATTCTTTTTTTGAAATCATGGTAAGTTTTTGATTGACTTCTGGAGAAAATGATTTTTTTGTTATTGGACTTTTTATAGAATATATTTTTTTTGTTATTGGACTTTTTATAGAATATATTTTTTTTGTTTTATTATTAATCATTTTTTTCATATATATATATATGTCCGAACTTAAATTACCAAGCGAAACAATTACGTCAGCAGATTTAAAAACAATAGAAGTGAATGAAACATTCCCAATCACAAATATAATAAAATATTTTATTATTATTATTATTTTAGGATTATTGGTTGTAAATATTATTATATACAGCGGTATATTTTCAGAAGATTATATTTTATTCTTTAAAAATACATTCAAACAATTTATACCTAGTGGAAAAAAAAGTTTGAATGTAAATGAGAATGGAATTAAAAAAACGGTAGATTCAAATGTACCCGTTAAAAAAATAGAAGATAAAGGACAAATCTATCAAGAAAATAAAACAATATTAAAAAAGAAAAAGAAAGAAAAAGAAGCAAAAACGAAGGGATATTGTTATATTGGACGAGATAATTGTGGAAGAAATTGTGCTGAAGTAAATCATGGAGATATATGTATGTCCGGTGACATATTTCCAACGATTGATATATGTATTAATCCTAATTTAAGAAATTAAAGGCATGTCGATGACAAATCGATCGTATAGGTTATTACTTTTGGTACCTTATTCGGAAATGATACACTTTTATGTACAAGAGGTATATCAGGATTATAATATAAATATTCACCGGTTGAACCCTTCACGCCTGAATTCGATAAAGGCGTATATTCATTTGTGATTTCACAAAATAATTGTTTACCTTTTTTTTGTTGATTGGCATATTGTTGTTTCTGAGTTATATTTTTATTATTATATTGTAATATTTCGGCCTTTCGTCTCATATTAAATTCAAATCCACAATTTGTTGTCATATAATATGAATATATTACATTTCCAAACTTATCGTATTTTTATCACTTTTTTTTCTTCGGTTGCTTTTCTTGGAAGGTAGATTAATATCTCTCATTTCTTGGAGGTCTTTTATACTGATTGTGCTACCTTCTTTTTCTGGTTCTTGAACCTCGGTTTGTTTACTTTTTATTCCTGATAATATATCATCTATATTACTAGGACCTTTCATTTCTGGTCTGCTTCTTTCTACATATTCATTTGTATCATTAATATTGACACCATAATCATTTTTCATAGTATCTTGTCTCATATTATCGGTTCTTGAAACTTTTGTTCTCATGGGTTCAGGAGGTTCGCCAGAACTATTCATACCATTCATAAAATTACCTAGACCAGGATTATCGTTGCCCATTGTATTCACCGCTGCTTGGGAAAATTGTTTCATTAAATCAGGATTTTGTTTGAAAATATCTTCCATGCCTGGAACAGAAGATTTAAAAATAGAATTTGTCATATGAACCATAATACCAGAACCTGCCAATTGAAACATTAACTTTAATTCAGGAGCCATTTTTGCTTTGGAACTATATTTTTCGTGTAATTCTCCAAATATTTCGTCATAATCCTCCACATTTTCATTAAGTTGCTCCGCCCATCCATCTAGATTAATATCAAAGGGGTCGAACTTATTATTTAAAAATTCTAAACCTGTTACAGCTGCCATTAACATTTTACCTTGAAATTTTACACTATTTGATTTTTCTTTTTCTGATATAATCATTTCATATTCACCTTTCATTTCATTTAAGGAAGATTCCATATTATATTTTTTTGTAAGTCGAACCCCTTTTTTTTCTAAATTTTCTAATTTATGAAGTACTTTAAACTTTTCAGCTAGAATATCTTCATTGGAACGTTTTTCTTCTTGTACTGGTACCTCCACGTTTTCTTTCATTTTAAAAATAGAATCTTTTTTTGTAAATAATTCTTCTTTTACTTCATTCACCTCAGTATTTTTAGGGGGTTCTTCTTCCGCTGCTTTCCACCCAGAAAATAATCCACCTGAATTTTTAGGTTCTTCTACATCAATTGTTAAATCATTCAATTCTTTTTCTAATGTATCAATATTTGATATTTCAATATTGACTTCTGAACTGGGTTTTGATTCTTTCTTTTTCATATTCATTAATAATTCTAATCCGCCGCCTGAATTTACAGAAGGTGGTTCAGTTTGTATCTCAATTATATTTTCTGGTTCGACAATTTCGATAACCTCCGGCATATTGTATTAAATCAATATATTTTTAAGTCGTACAAGACGCATTATTTAAATACCATAATAATTGTAAAAATGAATCAGCCAAATCATCTTTTTTTTTATGATTTATAAAATATTCTTTCCATTCTGTAGTTATTTGTTCTTTTGTAATTTCAATCGATTTTTGTTTTCTTTCTTTATATGATAATTTTTTTAAAGAAAAATCTTTTAGTTTATTTGTTGATGAAATAAAAGAAATATTGGTTTTTCCATTCATGATAAAATATTGTGCTAACATTCCTTGAATGGTTTTCATTCTTATTGCAATCGTACCTATTTGATTTTCTATCAATATACAATCAATAACTTCATTTTTTATATCTTCATCTAATTTTTCCTTCAGTCTTATACCAATATCTACCATGTCTACATCTTTACAAGATACTTTTACAATATCGAATAAAAAATGATTTACTTTATATGTTTCAATATAATCTTGTATTTCCTGTTTTGTTCCTGTACTATCTATATTTTCTTCTATACAAAATTCTCTTAGTTTTTTTATAGATAATTTTGATATTTTTTTGTAAGATATAGGCATTTTAAGTTTTTTACTTTTTTTTATATGCCTACCACAATAAAATATATTTTTTTCTTTATCTTCATATTTGGAGGTTTGTGTACAATGTGAACAACTGTGGGAGGGTTCTCCTAAATCAAGTACATTCCATTTTATAATATCCCTATTATCATTCATTAAACAATAAGCCATATTCTTGATACCAACATCAAAACTAATTATCATATTAGTATAATCTGGATTCCTTTAATACAAAGAGATTATTTATATGACAGAAGTATCAACATTAAAATTCATCCTATAGTATCATAAGATGTGTATTCACAGAAAGTTATTCATAATGAATTAGTGAATTAGCATACCTTCCAACTTTTCTTTATAATATTCAATCGTATCATTAAATACTTCTTGATCTCCCTTTTCTATTATATTTTCTAGTTTTTTAAGAAAGACTTTTATAAATCGGGTTTCATTATATTTTTTTATAAAATATAGATTTTCAGGATGAAAATCATCTACATAGGTTTCATCCTTATGTAAAGATAACTTCAAATAATCGTCTTCGCCACCTCTATCTTCCAACCAGAGGTTATAAGGATCCTCTTCATTTTCAATATCATTACGTAATATTGCAGATTCTATATATATTATGTCTTTCATTAAACATTCATTTGTTATTTTACGTTCTATTAATGGTTCAAAATTTTCATAAATATGTTCCTTGTCTAAATCTCTTGAGAAATAATGAAAGAAATTAAAACTGGAATCCTGATATTCTATTTCTTGAATCAGGTCTGGTCGGCGTGGGCGCCACTCTGCATATTGGTCGTTATCTTTTTTACGGGTAGAAGTGAATAGACCTTTTCCTTTTTGCTTATTTTCATTTTTATTTTTATTTTTATTTTTTTTCGTTGTCGGCATATAATATTAGGTTATATGATAATAATAATTTATTATTTTAATAATTTATTAATTTATTAATCTCGATTTTCATTGCTTCTGTGATAGTCTCGTAATCACCAATGGGTGGTTTTGTATTTCCTGGGTATTTTTTGTTTTTTTTTTCTATTAAATTTTTTATTACTTTTTTTTCATGTTGAATTTTTTTTTGATATAAATCGAATAACTCTTTTCCTTGTATAAGTTTTGGCATATATAAATCAAATATTATAATGTGTCAAATTAGTTAAAAATATTTATAGTCATAAAATATGTCAATATTTATAAATACTATACATTTTATCATATTTATATTTATTTATATACACATTCATTCCCAATTTAAAAAATCAAATGATCTTGAAGTTTTTCAAGTTTCGGATACAACTAAAGATAATTTTGAAGAGATATGTAGTATTCGCCAACCAATTATATTAGAAACAGATTTATTTAATACTATTGAAATATCAAGAGAACATATAGAAGCAAATTATGGTGTGTTTGAAGTAAATATAAGAAATGGTGAATGTGAGAAATTTAAAAATTTAAAGATATTAAAAAAAGATTTTTTAAGTGAGAGTAATGAAACATTTTTAACTGAAACAGGAATGATTAAAGAATTAAAAAAAAATGATTATTACTTAAGACCCTATTTAGTGGGAAATTGTAGTTATGATTTAATGATTGCATCAAAAAATATATGTACTCCCTTAAAATATGAAATGAATGATAGAACAATATATATTGTTACAGAAGGAGAAATTCATATTAAGATGATGCCACCACATAGTTCTAAATATTTAAGAGAGGAAAATGATTATGAAAATTATGAATTTAAATCTCCATTTCATCCATGGAATATACAAAATGAATATAAAGATTTATTTGATAAAGTAAAATGTTTAGAGTTTACTATAAAAAAAGGACAAGTTCTATATATCCCTCCCTTTTGGTGGTATAGTATAAAATTCAATAATAATACAACCATAGTTAAATTTTCATATCAAACAATAATGAATATGATATCAATGTTGCCATTCAAACTAAAACACATATTACAGAAACAGAATATTAAACATAAAACATTAACAAAATTAAATACTAAAGATGAAAATATATGTGAATAAAACCTATATTTTAGAAGATAAAATTGGAAATGGTGCCTTTGGAATTATTTTTTTAGCGCGACATCATATTACAAAGAGAAGAGTTGCAATAAAGATAGAAGAAAATTCGAATCTATCATTACTTCATCATGAATCGAAAATATATAATTATTTAAGAGGTATACAGGGTGTTCCGCGAATAAGGACATTTGGTAAAGAAGGGAATTATAATTATATGGTGATTGATGTGTTGGGTGATTCTATTGAAAAATATAAAAATAAACAAATTGATAGTATACAAAAGATAGGACTACAAATGATTGATATAATAAGGGACGTTCATGAGAAAGGGATTATTCATCGTGATGTAAAACCTGAAAATATATTATGTCAAAATGGTAATTTATTTTTTATTGACTTTGGATTAGCCATACCATTTATGAAGGAAGAACAACATATTGACAATAAAATAATTTCAACTATAACAGGAACATTAGAGTTTTGTAGTAAATTTGTAAATGAATATCAATATCCTTCTAGACGAGACGATATATATTCTATTCTATATATATTAATATATCTTAATGATGGTTCATTACCTTGGACAGGTGTAAAAAACATTTCATCTGTCTTAGAAATGAAGATGAATATTTTGAACAACCGATTTAAATATTTATATAGCTATATTGATTCCCTTGACTATGATGAAAAACCGAATTATGAATATATAAAAAAACTAATAAATATGTTATAATAATAATATAAAGAATATTACTATATATTATTATTATGGAAAGCACACGTCTTACTGGTCGCGTAAAATGGTTTAACATGAAATCTGGTTTTGGTTTTGTAACCTCTCTTGACGAGGAAACACCAAGAGACCTATTTGTTCACCATTCTTCCCTTTCCACAAAAAATGACCAATTTCATTATCTAGTAGAAGGCGAATATGTTTCATTTGTAGTAGCCGAAAAAGAAAAAGATGGTAAAACACGCCTTGTTGCTGATGTTGTAACTGGTATCCTAGGATATCCACTCATGTGCGAAACACGTAACAAACCAAAAAAAGTAGAAGGTGAAGAATCTGTATAATTTATAATAAAAATAGACCAATAATTCATATAAAGAGTATATATACTTTATATGAATGGATATTCAAATACTTATTAATGAAATTAAAGTATCAATGGAAGTGATAAAAAAGGAACAAACGAATATAAATAAAACTATCAAAATCATAGAAAAAAAGGCAAATAAAAAAGAAAAAATAAAAGAAACAAAAATAATTAGAAAACCATCTGGATTTGCAAAACCATCAAGTGTCTCTGATGAGTTATGTAATTTTTTTAATAAAGAGAAGGGAACCTTAATGGCTAGGACTGAGGTAACAAAAGAATTAAATAAATATATAAAGGATAATTCTTTATCAGAATCCATTTGGATAAAACCAAATAAAGAATTAGAACTTTTAATTAATACAGATAAACCAATTAGGTTTTTTGAAATACAAAAATATATTAATCATCATTTCATATAAACATAATTTATTATATTCAATAATGAGTTATTATAAATTACCATATATCTTTTTAGATAAAGATTTATATATAAAATTCAATATTCAATATTCCAAAGAAATATCTCCTATATATATTGGAAAAACACTGAAAAAATATTTGAATGATACGAAAGATTTAGTCCATATAGAAAATGAATGGGATAAATATAAAAAATATACAAATACCTATGAATATATACAAATACAATCTATGAAAATGTTTCCTTATATATTACCTCTATCACGTTCTTATTATAAAATGATAGAAATCGTAAAATCATTTAAATTATATGAAACAAGTAAACCTATTCAAACATTTCATTTTGCTGAAGGTCCTGGGGGATTCGTTCAGGCTATGGTAAATTTAAGAAATAATCCAAAAGATACATACAATGCGATGACAATTATAAATGATGATATCAATGTTCCAGGATGGAAAAAATCACAAGATTTTTTAAATAATAATAAAAATGTAAATATTGAATTTGGAAAAGATAAAACCGGCGATTTAAGTCATTATGTAAATTTACAATATTGCTATGATACATATAATCAAACTATCGATTTGGTAACTGCCGATGGGGGATTTGATTTTTCAGATGATTACAATAATCAAGAAGAACAAGCTTTAAAACTCATTTTATATCAAATATCCCATGCGATTGTAGTTCAAAAAAAAGGTGGAACATTTATCATAAAATTATATGATATTTTTACATATTTATCAGTAGATATTATGTATTTATTATCAAGTTTATATGAAAATGTTTCTATTATGAAACCTCAAAGTAGTCGAACGGCAAATTCTGAAAAATATATTATTTGTGAAGATTTTAAACTAAAAGATACTAAAATAATGTTACCTTTTATAGAAAGTATATATTTGAATGAAAATAATATTTTACGTTTATTTAATATTGAAATTCCCTCAATCTTTATAAATAAACTCGAAGAATATAATTCAATATTTGGACAACAACAAATGGAAAATATTATGTCAACTTTGAATTTAATTCATATACAGAATAAAGATTCAAGTAAATTAGAAAATTTAAAAAAAAATAATATGCTAAAATCATTAAAATGGTGTGAAAAATTTTTATATTAACTACTGCATATTCCTGAACTTCTATCTATAAATGTATTTCTTACTGAAATTGTACTACGATTTAATTCCATAATTCTTGTAGAACTAGAAACTGCTCCTTGTTGAGAATATTTGCTATTATTATATTTTTCAATAGGCGTATATAAGATTTCTTCTTCACTACATTTTAAAAGATTCGGTACAGAATAATTTGTAGCACAAGATTTTACTCTTGATTCTAAATATCGAGATGTGTTATGATAATATTTACCCTCTTTTTTATTTGTTAAACCACTTCTGATTCTTTTTTTTTTTGGGTCACAATCTCCACAATTATCTTTATTATCAAATGAAGATTTTTCAGGAACATATTCTTTCTTTATACATCCATCTGTTCTTATAAGCTGTTTTCTCCAATGTTTTACTGGTTGTGGTTTAAATGGAATATAGGAATCACTTCTATTATTATATACATTTGAAACGACCGAAACTTCTTCGGTTGAACCCGTTTTGACAAGAGGTTGTCTTTTATACAAGGTAAAATTCATATATAATATAAATATATTGTTTTCTTATATTATATGGGAGATAACTCGTTTCCAGAAACCTACAGTTATCTACAAAATATAAAATCACCAACAGAACTTGGTGGAGGTATGAATGTAGGTGACTTTGATAAAAATCTATTATCTATGAGTGATTATATTGATTTGGTTATGGTCGGTGACAGTCGAGCTTCTAAAGCAAGTCGAAAAATACCTGGTAATAAGTTCTTTTATAAAACAGACGCCACATGTAAAAATAAAAAGGGAGAGATTGTACCAAGGTCAATCTATGTAAATAATATCACTGCCGGGGATTGGTTGCCTGGTTCAGGTGCGAGTGGCACCCTTGCGACTAGTCAAAGAGGCTTGGCATTTGGTATTATTGAAGATGCCATGAGTGGATTTGACCCTCGAGGGTTTGCCAATTCTATATTTGATGGTAACGATGGACCTTGTAGTCTAATACATTTACCCGTAGTGAATAACAATAATGAATATTCAGAAGGCAGCGGATATGTATTAGATAGAGAAATCACTGATATTCATCCTTGTTTATTTTCATGTAGAAAAATAGCGGGTTGTAACCTTCCTGTAAGATGTAAAAATCCATTAACCAAAGTCAAATGTAAAGAAGACAAAAATGTATGCGAATCATTTTCAAAAGTGGATTATAAAGAGGATGATATATTTGTTAAACTTTTTTTGGCGTCGGTAGGATTAATGGGTATATATCTTTTTATGAATATAGAGCAAAAAAATATATTGAAAAGAAAATAATTACCATTTACTTTTTTTTACATTGATGGGTTGTGATATTTTTTTTGATTTATTTGGATTATATGTTTCTTCTTCTTCATCCGAACCAATATTTTTTGACATTTCCCAAAATTCTTTTGACCCCAATTTAAAATCTTGATGATGTTCTGCCTTATACCAAAATATTTGGTCTTGTAACTTGTTCGATTTTGCATTATTATTTACAACTAAACATTCAAAATTTTCGGTACATTGGTCCATCACTTGTGCGAAGGATTCAAATGTTGGAAACATACCTGCATAATTTTCCCATATTCTTTTCCTATTTGCTATATAGGGTTCTCTTAATATAAAAACATAGTCAATATTTGTTCTTAAATTAGGTGGTATACCTAGTGGATATTGCATTGTAATAATTAACATAACCTTCCAATGCCGACCATTCATAAATAATAATCTCATCATTTTATCTTTGGTCCATGATGAATCATATAAACAATCATCTAATATAACAAATGTTCTAGGGTCAATTTTACTTTTTTTGTAATTGGCGATTTCTTTTTTTACCTCTTTTAAAACATTTTTTTGACGTTTTAAAATATTTTCAATAATTGCTGTATTATATTCATCATGAATAAATAATTTTGGTATATGTTCACTATAAAATCCATTACCTGCTTCTGTACCAGATATAACCGTTCCTATAGGAATATCTTGTTGGTGATATAATAAATCACGTACTAAATAACTCTTTCCTGTATCTCTTCTTCCAATTAAAACAATCACTGGACCTTTATTTTCTTTAGGGTCAAAATTAATTTGTCTTAGATCAAATTTATTTAGTTGTAATTCTGCCATTTAGATAAAATTATATAAAAATATATAAATTACTCCTAATTAATAAGTTTAAATAATAAATAATAAGTATGTATATGATTTAATGAACTTTTTTTATAAAAAAAATAAGAATGAAATATTATTTAACTCATTTGAAACATTTGGACTAAAAAACTGTCAAAATTATATACCCATTTATAGCCGTTTTTTTAATCTAACTGAAAATAATTATAATTCTATAAATTTAAATCATATTCATTCTATGATAAAATTAAATGATAGAATTACCGAAAATGAGTTTAAATGTGATGTATTAACCGAAAATGATAAAATAATAGAGAAAAATATATTTATAAAATTTTCTCCTTTATTAGACCCTTTAAAATATATGAGAGGTAGTGAAAAATGCGATACTACTATCAATATACTTCCTAAATTAAATGGAAAAAATTTAGAAAAAATGAATAATTTAAATAATGTATCTTATGTTGATAGTTTTTTTTATTTTTTAACTTCTAAATTACTAAATGAAAATAAATTTTTACATGGAATTGATTTTTTTGGTTCATTTTTATCTATGAAAGAAGATTACCTTTATAATGCAGAAGATGAAGGCGAATATTTATACGAATCCGAGTTTTTCAAAAAAAACATAGGGACATTATTTGATATCATGGATTGTGATGATAGACAACAAACACGAATTAATAAAGATAAAATAAATGTTTTAGATAATATTGAAATTACAATTGACAATGAAATTATATTAGAAAACACCAATATTTTAGAAGAAGATAGTATTGAATTACTATTTGATACATCGAATAACAATTGTGAAACCGAAAGTGATTCTGAAAGCGATTCCGAAAGCGAATCTGAAAGTGAAACCAATGATTCAGATACCAATCCAGAGTCTGAAACAGATGCCGGAACACAAGAGGAATGGGACGATGATGAACAATCTGTGGAAGATATTATATGTAAAATCAAAAACTTCCCAGTTCAAATTATTGCTATTGAAAAATGTAATGATACCCTTGATGCATTACTTGAAGGAGGGATAAGCGATGAAGAGTTAACAAGTGCAATTTTTCAAGTATTAATGATTCTTAATGTATATCAAAAAACATTTTCTTTTACACATAATGATTTACATACAAATAATATAATGTATACAAAAACAGATAAAGTATATATATGTTATAAATGGAAAGACAGATATTATAAGGTTCCTAGCTTTGGACGAATATTTAAAATTATAGATTTTGGTCGGGCAATATATAAATTCCAAGATAAAACTTTTTGTAGTGATAGTTTTTATCCGAAAGGGGACGCAGCCACCCAATATAATTTTGAACCATTCTATAATCCAAATAAACCACGTGTTGAACCCAATTTTAGTTTTGATTTATGTAGATTAAGTTGTTCTATATATGACATGATTGAAGACAATGAAGAAGAGATATATACTTTAATAAAAAATTGGTGTTTGGATGATAAAGAGAAAAATATATTATATAAAAAAAATGGGGAGGAAAGATACCCAGATTTTAAATTATATAAAATGATAGCTAGAAATGTTCATAATCATATACCTGAAAATGAATTACAAAAACCATTATTTGATGTTTACAAAGTAGCAAAAAATAAAATTAACAAAAAAACTTACATCATGAATATTGATACTCTATTAAATTGAATTAAAAATAAAAAATTATATATTTTATAATGAGCAGACCTGTAAGATTGCTAGCATTTAATATTTATGATAAAGAAAATGAAATAAAAGAAAAATGCTTTGAAGTTCAAATGTTTGGTATTAATGAAAAAGGGCAAACATTTTCATTAATCGTTAAAAATTATAATCCATTCTTTTATGTTATGGTGGATGACACCTGGGGAGAATGTGAAAGAATCGAGTTTGAAGAACAAATTCGTGAAGACATAGGTGATTATCATTCTCAACATTTTATTACTACAAAACTAATGAATAAAAAAAAGTTGTATGGATTTGACGCAGGGAAAGAATATAATTTTATTTTATTAAAATTTAAAAGTGAAATAACTATGAAGAAGGTAAAAAATTTATGGTTTACCACTACTATTAAAAAAGATACATCTATTTTCCATTTAAAAAAAGAAGGATACGAATGTTGTGATTACTCAACTAAACTATATGAAGCAAATATTCCTCCTCTTTTACGTCTCTTTCATATTCGCGAAATTAGTCCTACCGGTTGGATTGCTATCCCGAATGGTAAATCTAAAAAAATAAACCCCAAACAAACCTCTTGTGATTATGAATATAGTATCGAATATAAATATATTATTCCATTAGAAAATAAAGAAACACCCGTTCCCTACAAAATTTGTAGTTTTGATATTGAAGCTAGTAGTAGTCATGGTGACTTTCCATTAGCGGAAAAAACATATAAGAAATTGGCCCAAAATATTGTAGACGAATGGGCGTGTTATGAAGAAACAGATAATGATTTGTTTTGTGATATGATAATGACTGCGTTTCAATTTGAAGAAATAGAGGATATTGAAATGATTTATACAAAACAAAAAATAACAAAAGTGGAATTACAAGATAAATTAAAAATAATTTTATCACTTAACGTATCGAAAGAAGAAAATCTAGAATATGATTATTCAACGTCGTCGATTGATGATGAAATACACGAAGAAATCACACAAGAATCGAATATTGAATTACCCTTTTGGTTAAAACATAAGAACCTAAAATATAAAAAAAAAGGTACGATTATTGATATGTTAAATGATGAAGTGGATAGAGATATGAAAATACACACATTAGACAGTATTTTAACAAAATATTTACCACGTGTTGAAGGAGATAAAATTACATTTATTGGTTCAACCTTTATGAAATATGGTGATACTAAACCTTATTTAAATCATTGTATATCTTCTGACACTTGTGAACATGTAGAAGGCGCAGAAATCGAATGTTGTAAAAATGAAAAAGAACTATTATTAGCGTGGACGAATATAATCCAAAAAGAAGATCCGGATATTATGATTGGATATAATATCTTTGGTTTTGATTATCAATTTATGTTTTCAAGAGCAAAAGAATTAAATATTGTAAATTCTTTTATGAAACTATCACGTAATAAAGGTGAAAATTGTTTTAAAAAGGACCACAAAACTGGTAAAATTAAATTAGAAGAAAGTTCTCTTGTAATCGCAAGCGGACAACACGATTTAAAATATATTAAAATGAATGGAAGGGTTCAAATTGATATGTATAATTATTTACGTAGAGATTATTCTTTAATGCAATATAAATTAGATTATGTTGCTGGTTATTTCATTGGCGACTATGTAAAACAATTAAAATATAATGAAGATAAAGATGTTACAGAAATTTATACAAAAAATATTACAGGAATCGAAATAGGTACCTATATTAATTTCGAAGAAGAAGCTCATTCCATCGACTCCTATAAAGATGGGGAAAAATTTATGATTTTAGAAATAGATAAAGAAGAAAAAAAATTTACGATTCAAGGTAAAGAAACACCGGATATGAATAAAAAAGTAAGATGGGGTCTATCCAAGGACGATGTAACACCGCAAGATATTTTTAGAATGACAAATGAAGGACCAAAAGAAAGGTCTGTTATCGCAAAATATTGTATTCAGGATTGTAATCTTGTACATCATTTATTAAATAAGATTGATGTAATTACAGGTTTCATTGAAATGGCAAAATTATGTAGTGTACCCATGGAGTTTTTAGTATTACGTGGTCAAGGTATTAAACTTACTAGTTATATTGCCAAAAAATGTAGAGAAAAAAATACACTCATGCCCGTTATTGACAAATCGCAATCAAACGAAGGGTACGAAGGTGCCATTGTATTAGAACCAAAATGTAATCTTTATTTAGAAGAACCTGTTGCTTGTGTTGATTTTAGTTCATTATATCCATCAGCAATGATTAGTGAAAATATTTCACACGATAGCAAGGTTTGGACGAAAGAATATAATAATTATGGAAAAATTGTAAGAGAATATGGAGAAAAAGACGAAGAAGGTAATTATATATATGACAATTTGGAGAATTATAAATATGTAGATATTACTTATGATTCATTTAAATGGCAACGAAAAGGTGGTAATGAAAAAGCAGCTCTTGAAAAAGTAAAGATTGGTTATAAAGTATGTAGATTTGCACAATATAATGAAGGAAATGCTATTATGCCATCTATTCTTAAAGAATTATTAGTTGCTAGAAAAGCGACACGTAAACAAATTCCAAAAGAAAAAGATGATTTCATGAAAAATATTCTTGATAAACGGCAATTAAGTATTAAGATTACAGCAAATTCAATGTATGGACAGACTGGTGCCAAAACAAGTACATTTTATGAACAAGATTGCGCGGCATCTACAACTGCTATTGGTCGTAAATTATTAACTTATGCTAAAAAGGTAATTGAAGTAGGTTATAAAGACCGAATTGTAGATACAAAAGATTATGGAAAAGTAAAGACCAATGCGGAATATGTTTATGGTGACACAGATTCGGTATTCTTTAAATTCAATCTAAAAACATTAGAAGACAAAGATATTTTAGGAAAAAAAGCATTAGAAATTACAATCGAATTAGCAAAACAAGCAGGAATATTAGCAACTAAATTTTTAAAAGGTCCGCACGATTTAGAATATGAAAAAACATTTCTACCCTTTTGTTTATTATCAAAGAAAAGATATGTAGGATTGTTATATGAAGATGACCCCAATAAATGCTATAGAAAATCAATGGGTATTGTTTTAAAACGTAGAGATAATGCTCCAATTGTAAAAGATATTTATGGAGGAATTATTGATATTTTAATGAAAGAAAAAAATGTAGAAAGAGCTGTCAAGTTCTTAAAAGAAACATTACAAGATGTCATCGATGAAAAGTATAACATGGAAAAATTAATTATTACAAAATCATTACGTTCAGGTTATAAAAATCCTAAACAAATCGCACATAAAGTTTTAGCAGATAGGATTGGTAAACGTGACCCTGGTAATAAACCAAGTGTTGGTGATAGAATACCATTTGTCTATATTCATAATCCGAATAAAAAAGCTTTACAAGGAGATCGTATTGAAAATCCTGAATATATCAAAGAACATAATATAAAAATTAATTATTCATTTTATATTACAAATCAGATTATGAAACCTGTACAACAAGTATTTGCTCTTGTTTTGGAACAACTAAATGATTTTAAAAAAAAGAAAGGGCATACTTTGAGAACATGGAAAAATGAATTGGCAATCCTACATAAAAATTATGATGGCGAAGATTATAGAAAAAAAGAAGAAACCTTACGAAATAAAGAAGTAAAACAAATATTATTCGATCCATTTATTCGAAAAACAAATAATATGAATGAAGGATTACAATCAATAAGTTCCTTCTTTAGATAATATATATGGATATTGAAAATATATTAAAAAATACATACAAAAAAGTAAATAAAATAAAAGGAGGAAAAAATGCTGATTATATTCCAGAATTAAAAAAGGTGAATCCTAATCTATTTGCTATATCAGTTTATACTACAGATGGTAAAGAATACAATATTGGCGACTCTTCACAAGAAGTCGCAATTGAATCTGTAAGTAAAGTTTTTTCATTGGCATTAGCTTTAGAAGAATATGGCGAAGTGATTGTAAATAGCAAGATTGGTTCAGAAAAATCTTATAGTGCCTTTAATTCATTAAAAGCAATTGAAAATTCAAAAAATAAAACAATTAATCCTTTTGTAAATGGAGGAGCCATGGCAACTACGAGTTTGTTATATGTAAAAAATAAAAATAATTTTAAAAAAAAAATGACAAATAATATAAATAATTTTGCTGGTCGTAAGCTATCAGT